AAAGCCGTACTGTTTCTTCACCGTGGCGGTTAGCTACCGTGAACAGCGTAACGGTAGCTGGCAGGATGTGGGCACCTGCTATTACTCTTGCACAGCGTTCGGGAAGATGGCCGAAAACATCACCGAAAGCCTAACCAAGGGTAGCCGCGTTGTTGTGGCTGGCCGTAAAACCACCGAGTTTTACACGGCTAAGGACGGCAGTCAGCGCACCAATGAGCGCATTAACGTTGATCACTGTGGGCTTAGCCTACAGACCGCTTGCGCCCGCGTCATGGCCAACCCTAACGGCAACTACAGTAACCAGTCTCAGCAAGGCGGCTATCAGCCCCAACCGCGCGGCAACGGCTACGACTACAACCCCGGAAGCTGGGACGCTAACCCGCAAAGCCCCGCGTTCTAAACAAATGGAGGTACAGAAAATGGAAGAACAGTTTAAAGAAACCGTTAAAGCCCTTTGGCTATCCACCCCGGATAAGGAATACCACCTAAAGGCGTTCCCGAACCTGGCAGGTGAAGAACTAGCCAAGGCACAGTTCGAGTTTAAGACGTTCGCGGCACTAAAGGACATGACCGCCGCGTTTAACGCCTACATGAACAGTGTTTGGTACAAGTACAAGCCCGCTGTGGCCGCTAACAACCTCCGCACTGTTATTAAAGCATCTATCCACATGCTTAAGGTGATTGACCCTAAGATTACCGCCGACAAGCTTGCAGAACTAACCTACACAGAATGGCAGCGCGCCAAGGCTAAGCACGGCGAACATACGTTCGATTCTCCCTTAATGCCTGAATATTCTAAAATCATGGCGTTCATGGAAGAATACGGCGAGGTGGCAAGGGCTTTGACATACGACAAGGAACACGCCGGAAACTTGTTGGATGAAATTGTTCAAGTAATCGGTTTGGCTGTCGCGTGGTTGCTGCTGGTTGAAGCAACCAACCAAAAGCAGTGGCTAACGCGCAACAACCGCATTTCGGTATTCTAAATGGCCCGCACCGCTAAACAAGTTTTTGACGATATACGCGGCGAGTTCCTGGCCAAGGAAGATAACATCGAGCGTCTAGTTGAGGATGAGCTTTTAGCTTACGCGGCCCTTGTTGCAACGGTTGAGAAAACAGTTGAAGACCTGGAAGCGTGTCGGTCAAAGCCGCTGGAAGAACGCAAGTTGCCTAACGAAAAAATTTTGTTAGACATCCTGGCCAAAGCGTCCGCCGAAATACGGGCGTATAAGTCCAAAATGCGCCCTAGACCAAAACGCCGATAGCGTGTAGTATCTTCCTTAAGGGCGATGCTAAATGAACGCATCGTCGGGGATTGGGTGTGTTACCCCCTTGCTTTATTAGACAGTCGTTTAATAAGCAAGGGGGTTAACTGTATACTGTGGGCTATGAGCAAAGAAGTTCGCGGCTCGCGCTGGCGTAGAGTCCAAAAACAGTTTATGCGCAACGCACGCTACAACAAGCTACCGTGCGCATTGTGTGGGCAACCGATTAATTACACGACGCGCAACCCTAATGATTGGGACGCGCCAAGCGTTGACCACATTAAACCCTGGATTTACGCACCCGAGTTGCGCCTAGACCCCGCTAATTTGCAGATAGCGCACCAGGAGTGCAACAAGATCAAGGGCACAGGCAAACAGGCTATGCCGTCAATTGGCAACCAGTCGCGGCAGTGGGGAAAGAAAACAAATGAGTGAACACAAAACACTATATGGCGAAACCAAGGCGGCAATTGCTAGCGCAGACTGGCTAACCGGCGCTGACGCAGGGCAGATTCAGGCGCTAACCGACTTGGGGTCAAAAATTGATGACGCCTTGCTAGACCTAGAGTCATATACGACTAGGGATATTAAAGACCTGATGCTTGCCTACAACAAAATTAGTGAATCGCTGGGATTGTCCCCTAACACGCGGGCGGCGTGGGAACGCCGACAGCGTCAAGGCAAGGGAACCGGCATGAACAAGCTACAAAACGACATTGCAAAGGCTTTACAGTTTTGAAACCACCAACGCTACCTAAAGACTATAAGAATAGCCCCGAAGGTGCGTACTATTGGGAGTTCCTGGCCCAAGCTGAGGCCAAATGCAAGTTCAAGGTAGCCGGGTATGACGGGCCTAAAGGCAACCGGGAACCGCGCATCTGTACACCCCCGTTACGCCCTTTGACGCCTGAAACGACACTGGGCTATGCGTGCATTTTTTTCGCTGAAAACATCCTTGGGGTGCAGCTATTGCCATTCCAGCAAGCCCTGCTGATTAGGGCTTTAGAGACCGCCCCCGGCCATAGGCTCAGGTTTAAATACGTTTTCCTACTGGTTGCGCGACAGAACGGCAAGTCAACCGTGGCGCAGGTTATTAGTCTGTTCTTTATGTTTGGGTTGCGTAAACCGACAGTTGTCGGCACTGCGCAAGACCTATCCATAGCCGAGGGCTTGCTGGCTGGCTGTGTTGAGGTTGTCGAAAGTAACCCGATACTCAAAAACTATATCCTGAACGTTAATAACACTAACGGCAAGAAAAGCCTAACCGTGGCTTGTGAGGGGCCAACAGGTGAACGAGCTGAAAGCACCTATCTAGTTAAGGCCGCAACCCGTAAAGCTGGCCGTGGTTTATCCAGTGACCTTGTGCTGTTGGATGAGCTACGCGAACAAACAAACTGGGTGGTTTGGGCGGCTGTAGCCAACACGATTATTGCCCGCCCAAACGCCCAAGTGTGGGGGCTAAGCAACGCGGGCGATATTTCGTCAGCGGTCCTAATGCACTACCGCAAACAAGCCCACAAGGCCCTTGGTGACCCTGACGGGATAGTTCGGGAAGACGAAAAAGAAAACGGGTTGACCCTACAAGTCAAAGACGGCGCAGAAGATGATGACAGTGTGGGCTTATTTGAATGGTCAGCTAAGCCCGGCAGGTCAATTATGGATCGGGACGGCTGGTTAGAAGCAAACCCGGCTATCGGTTGGGTTATTGACCCCGCAGTTATCAAAACAGCCACAGCACAACCCGAAGCAGAATTTAGGACCGAGTGCCTATGCCAATGGGTGCTAGACATGTACGAAGGCCCGTTCGCGCACGGCGCTTGGGACAAGTGCCGAGACATGGCCGGTGTTATCCCTGACGAAAACCCCGCCGTTTTCGCGGTAGATGTTTCCTGGGACCGTGACCTAGCCTACGTGGCCGCAGCGGGCATAAACAGTGATGGGCGCCCACAGGTTGAAATATGTGCTGGCCGCGCTAGCCGCAACTGGCAGGAATGGGTTCCAGAATGGTTCACTTCCTGGGTGGACCCCGCTAACCCGGTTGACGTGGTCGTTAACTCCAAAGGTTGCCCCGCAGCGGCACTAATAGACCACTTGAAGAAAGTGCCCGGCCTACGTGTGCGTGAATGGCAAGGTTCGGACGTGACGCTAGGCTGTGGCCTTTTCTATGACCGGGTTATGGCGGCAGAAAAAGAAAACCCTGACCGAACACCACTGGCACACCGTGGGCAGGAAGCCCTAGACCTGGCCGCTTCCGCCGCCGTCAAACGCAACGCGGGCGACGGCTGGATGTGGGATAGGCGCAACAGTAGCCGAGACATCTCACCCTTAATTGCTTGCACCGCCGCCCTATGGTGGCTAGAAACGGTGTATGTCAACAAAAAGACAACCTCAATTTATGAGTCTGGCGTGCTAGACTTAATTTAGATATATATGTCCATACAATGATAGGGCAAAATGTATAGAACTTTACGCCGCTACGTCGCGGCAATCGTCACAGTCGACATTGGGGACGCAAGCATTAGGGGAACCCTAAGCCGCGTCGATAAACACGCTATCACGCTAATCAACTGTTCGCAGCTTATCCCCCCAACAGTACAGAACCCAACCCCAACCCCGGTCGAGATTCTGGGCTCTATCCTTGTGCCACTTCCTTGTGTAGTGCAGGTGTGTTAAATGATCTTTTCGACCCTTGCAGAACTTAACGAGACGGTAGGGAAAGGTAACGGCGTCGTGCTCGATGTCGTAGACCCTCCCGTACCGCTGATTGGCTTTGAGCCCACTAACGGCATTAACGTATCCAATATTTGGCGTACCCAACCTAACGTGCGCATGGTGGTTGAATTTATCGCCAACAACATTGCGTCTATCCCACTATACGTGTACAAGCGCAACGCCGATAACGGGCGCGAACGTGTGCGTGACGGTGAACTAGCCAGGGTACTTGGCAACCCTGGCAACAGGCTAACCCCGTTCCGGTTTTGGTATAGGGTGCTGGTTGACTATTTGCTGTACGACTATTGGATTGTGCTAGTACAACGCACCGAGACCGGCGAATATAACCTTGTTCGCGTACCCCCATACCGTGGAACTATCATTACCGATGGTTTGCAGCGTGCGCAAACTATCCGGGTGTCCGTGAATGATGGAACAACCGTTGACCTGGACCCTAAAACGGTACTGTTTGACATGGGATATAGCCAAACTGCGCGCGGCTACACGTCCCCCATTGTTACGTTGTCGCAGATCATTTCACAGAGTCAACAGTCTTTAGCATACCGTGATGAGGTTATGCGCAACGCGGCCACACATACGGGTATTGTGCAGCGTGAAACGGAATGGCCAAGCCAGGAAGCGCGCAACAATTTTGTTAGGTCCTTGCGCCAATTTTCTAGCGGCAACAACCGCGCGGGCGGCACCATGCTTTTAGATGAGGGCATGAAATGGGTTGACCGCAACTACCAAGTGCCCCTAGTTGATGACCTGGAAGCGCGTAAACTATCGGCTGTTGAGGTTTGCGCCGCCTACCATATCCAGCCAGAGTTGCTGGGTATCCGTGAGGGCACCTACGCCAACCAGGAAGCGTTTAGACAGTCACTCTATAGGGACAACCTAGGGCCATACATTACAGCCCTTGAACAGTCTGTAAACCCACTTGTGGCTATGCTTGAACAGCCCTCCGACAACTATATTAAAGCCCATGTTGACGTTAAGTTGCGTGGCTCATTCCAGGAACAGGCAAGCTTGCTTGTATCCTCCACTGGCCGTCCGTTCCTAACCACAAATGAGGCACGCGCCAAGGTTGAGCTAAACAGTATCGAGGGCGGCGACAAACTAGTTACACCTCTAAACGTCCTTGTTGGCGGCCAAGCATCCCCACACGATTCAGGAAGCCAAAACGAAAAACAGGCATACGAAACGGTTGTTAAAGCCGCCCCTGAACCAGAAGAAGAAACAGATGCTCCGAAGCAACTAGCCGCTAACACTCTCATTGGCGGCTGGGAAGATAAAGCCGCCGCAATGTTCGCTAAATTCTATGCAAGGCAAGGGCGCAGCATCCAAGCCAAGCTAGGAAGCAAAAGCGAACAATGGTGGGAGCAAGACCGATGGGTTAAAGAACTAGCCGACGATCTATTCAAGCTATCCAAGCTGGCCGTGGCCGACATGGGACCAAAGGCGGCTAAAGCATTGGGCTTTGACCCCGATAAAGAATGGTCTCTCGAAAAGTGCATTGGTTATTTGTCGGCGGTGTCAAAGAGTCGCGCCCGCATGGTCAACGACGCAACCTATAGGGCCATTAAGGAAGCTTTAGACAATGCCGGTGACACTGCTACGCTGTTTAGTGAAACAGAGACAGATAAGCGGGCTAAGCGCAGCGCAGCAATGTTACTGGGCGCGTTGAGCTCATTCACCGCTAACGAGGCGGTGCAGCAAGCCCGGCCCGGTAAAGGCGGCAAAAAGACTTGGTACACGCCAAGCCCTAACCCCCGCGCTAGTCACCGCCGCATGAACGGGCAAAGTGTCGGCACCGGTAAACTATTTAGCAACGGGATGCAATGGCCGCATGATCCAGCGGGCGGCGTCGATGAAGTGGCCGGTTGTACATGCTACGTAATAATAGAAAGTGGTAATTAAAATGACACAGATTCTTTACAAGAACGCGGCAAGCGTGAAAGCCAACCCGGAACAGGCAGGGTTTACTGGATATGCGTCTACCTGGACTCGCACCCCTGACTATGCCGGGGATGTGGTGGCTAAGGGTGCGTTCACCAAGACCCTGGCTGATTGGGCGGCTAAGGGTTGCGATATTCCCCTACTGTGGCTGCACAACGACGCTGACCCTAACGCCTATATTGGGTGGGCTAAATGTACAGAGGACGACCACGGCCTCAAGGTTGACGCCACTATCGACACAGATAACCCCATGGCTAAACAGGTTCATAAGTTGCTGAAGAACAAGCAGGTTGCGGAAATGAGCTTCGCGTTCCGCGTGCTTGACTCTGCAACCATTGAGGTAGAAAACGGCATCAAAGCCAATGAACTACGCGAACTAGAACTACTAGAAGTGTCAGTTGTGCCTCACGGTTGCAACCCTGATACTAGCATTGACGATGTTAAAGCAGTGTCAAACACCCATTTGTTCACCAACGAAGAAGTAGCTAAACTAAAAGCATTAATCAATCAGGCCCCGAGCGGGGAAGCGACTAATAAGCCTAGCGAGGATGCAGGGCGCATTAAGCACGGCGAGATTATGGCGCGAATCGCTAACCAGGTCAAGGAATACTTGACACTACCTGATTAAAGGACAAACTTAAAATGGCAAAGACGCTAAGGGAACAGCACGCCGAACTAGCCGCAAAGGTTAAGGGGCTCGAAGCTGACCTACAGAATGAATACAGCCCGGAACGCCTAGAAGAATACCGAAAGGGCGCTGAGCGCCTAAAGGAACTCTACAACGCAGTACAGGCTGTGGAAGAAACCAAGGGCATTGTGGCCTCTATGGCGGCTGACGTCGAGGAAACCGAAGCGCCCGCTAACGGTACGGTGGACGAATCGGTTAAGGGCCTGAGCATGGCTGACCGTTTCGTCAAGTCTGACAACTATAAGCGGTTTGTAAAGTCGCGTGTTGGCAGCTCCGGCGCGCCGGTGACTATTGACCCGGTAAAGGTGGGCTCGATTGAAGACTTCCTAGTGCAGCGTAAGTCTTCAAACGTTCTCGCAACCCCGGTAGCCCGTCTTCAGCCGACACGGTACCCCACCGTTGATGTTATCGACCGCGCGCCGCTGACTCTATTGGATGTTATCTCGCACGGCAAGATGGCTACCCCCGCGTTTGAGTATGTGCAGATCACTGGTGCGTCGCGTAACGCTGCTATCGTGCCTGAAGCTACCACCACGAATAACGCGGCCAACCTGAAGCCTATCTCCGACTTCACCACGAACATGGCCGAGTGTAAGGCCGTCACTATGGCTGACGGCTTTATCGCCTCTACACAGATGTTGGAAGACGCGGGCGCGTTCACATCCTGGATGCAGAACGAATTGACCTACAACCTGAACGCCCTGATTGAGGATAACATTCTCAACGGCCCGGGCGGCTCTGGTAAGCTGACTGGTATTCTGGCCACCACTGGTATTCAGAACCTAACCTATAGTGCTACCGCTGGCACTGATGGCGCTATTGACCTTGTTAAGGCCGCACGCCAAGCAGTAACCAAGCTAGAGAACGTAGGGGCCACGCTCAAGTGTGTGCTTATCAACCCTGAAGACGATGAGCTGCTAGACCTTGCGCAGGATGCAGACAAGCGTTTCTACAGTGCAGGCCCGTTCGGGCGCGGCCCGAACACCCTCTGGGCTCTCCCGCGTATCAAGTCCGCTAAGGTGCCCCGTGGCACTCAGATTATCGGCGACTTTGACACGGTGCAGTTCTTGGAATACAAGGGCATTAACGTTAACGCATTTAGCCAACATGAAGACTTTGCCCGCCGCAACCTAGTTTATGTGCGCGCAGAGTGCCGTGCAGGTCTAGCCATTTACCGCCCCAACCGCCTTTGCGTGGTGAAGAAGAGCTGATGATTATCTTTAACGGTATCCGCTACCGGTTCGAGGATGCACTCGAACTAGGTTTGATTGGCCCTGACGGCGGGGCGCAGGTTGAAGGTGTCGCCTTTGACGGCCCGGCCCACGCCCCGCGCCACCTGGCCATTGAAGACAGTGCCCCAACCGATGAGGCCCCCGCCGTCGAGGATGAGGCACCCAAGCAAACTGGCCGGGGTAACCGCCCCCTAGCCAAGGCAGAATAGGAAAACCCTAGATGAGTTTGTCAGACCGGGCAGGCGTGGCTGTCCCCCTGCTTGTTACCCCCGAAGTTATTGCGGAAGCTAGCGGCGGCGCTGTACACGCGGCAGACCCGCGCCTGCCCGTTCTGATCGACGGCGCAACCAACGCGCTTAGGGCTTGGCTGGGCTGGCATGTTGCCCCCGTAATCACCGAGGTTATGACCTTGGATGGCAACGGCCATACCACAATGCAGCTTCCGTCTACACACGTGTTGTCCGTAGACGCGTTAGCTATCAACGGCCAAATAATTCAACCTCACCTTTACGGTTGGTCACAGGCCGGAATGATCGAACTATACAACGGCGCGTTCCCTGAGCGTTTCCGGTCTGTTCGGGTGATGGTTAAGCATGGCTACCCGTCCCTACCGGCGTTCGCGTCAATCGTGACTAACACTGTACTTGGGGCCATGTCTAGCCCGATGGGGGCAACCCGTGAACAGGCGGGCGAGTTGTCTATCGCTTGGGAACGCAACGGGTTGCAGCTAACCAGTAAGGACAAGGAAACCCTGGCCCCTTACAAGATTCAGTCTTGGGCGTGACCAATGCTTATCCCTTTCGCATATAGCCGCGCGAACCGGCAAAAGGTGCAGATTCTAAAACCAAAGACTGTTTGGCAGTCTGGGCAAATGGTGGACACTAGAGAATCTGAGGTTCTTTGTGAATCTGTTTGCCTATGGTCACAGACTGAAGCATCTTTGAGCGCTGGCGGTAAACAGATTACGCAGGGCACTAGGAAACTCTATTTGCCCCCCGATGTGTTAACCGACTGGGAAGTTACCGACGGCCACATTAAAGGTATCGAAAAATCGCGGTTGCGTGTCCGGTTCCCTGATGGTGGGCGCGACTGGGAAATTATCGGCGAAGTGCGGCACGTGCGCTCATTGTCGGGTGGCCTTGACCACCAGTTCATGACATGCCGACGATTGGAAGGCGGCGACTAAATGCCCTGGAAAACCAAAACTATTTTGAATTGGGAAGGCGCAAAGGCAACAATGCACCACCCACTAATCATTTCAGACATTAACCGGCGGGCATGGCAAATCGCCCACGCCGCCGGACCCGGCTACACAGTCAAGCAACGACACAAACGTGTAGTGCGTTACGGCGCGGAAGTACGGGCCTATTCTTACGACGCTAAACGCCGTGAACAAGACGGCGAAGGCACACTGATTGGGGCAATCAATGCCGGTAGAGTCTGACCTAGTCACCGAAAACGGGTTTGACGGATTCACGGAAGCTCTAGCCGAGTTCCTGAACGCCAAGCTTGACTTTCCCACCTATGGGCAAATTCCCAACCCGCGCCCACCCGCCTTTTTGGTTATCACCCGTAACGGTGGTTGGCTAAGCAAAGTGACCGACACGGTCTATATGCAGTGCGAGGTTTGGGCGGACACCAAGGGCAAGGGCTTAGGTATGGTGCAGCAGATTAGGGAACTGCTTATTCGGCAACCGCTCTCCCACATTGGCCCGTACCGAGTCTTTCACCGGTACGAAGTGTCTAGCGCAACCTACCTGCCCCTAGTTAGCTCCGATGATATCCGATGGCAGTTTGAGCTTGGTTTCAAACACCAAATCAGAAAAGAAAAAGTCTAATGGAATACCCAATGATTGGAACAGCCCCCGGCACGGCCAATGGTAGGCCGTTCGGTGTTGGTGACAAGATTTTAGTCATAGAAGCGGGCGAACGCGCGCGACTTCTACATTACGGGGAAGCTATCGACGATGAGGCAACCCCTACCCCCACGGAAAACAAGGCTTTTACGCCCGAGACTAAGGACTGATCAATGACCTACGCGAAGCTTAACCTTGACGCTATCCGTCAGTTTGGTTCCGTTGATGACTCTATCTCTATGGCGCCGGTCGGAACCGCTATGCCTACTGCTTTGCTGGCGGCTGACGCGGCCCTGCCCTCTCCCTGGGTTGAGGTGGGCTGGAACTCCGAGGATGGCTACACTTTTAGCCCGAACGACTCTACGGATAAGCGTAAGGGCCACCAGGGTCATGAGATTTACAAAACGATTATGACCGAGTCCAACACGGAATTTTCGTTTGTGGCCTTAGAGACCTCCCTCACGACTTTCTCTATCCAGTGGGATATTAAGAAGTCTGAGGATTTGGCGGCGGGCGGTGGATCCGGTAAGCCCGCAACGCAGCTAACCCTTTCGTCCGCGCGTTCTATTAAGTCTGTTGCCTTGGCTGTGCGCACTTGGTCTGAGGGTTACCAATATATGTATTTGATTCCCCGGTTTGAGATTGGGGAGCGCAGCGAGTATAAACTGTCCGCTACCGAGGATACCGCATTTAACGTTAAGGGAACCATTATTGGTAACGTGACGCTTATCACGGACGATCCGGCCATTAAGAATGGACTGAAGCTGTAACCGCGTGCTATCCTTGAGTTGTTGAGCCGATGGTTTGACATTTCCTTTCTGTGTGTTGTTCGGGAGACGCCGCCCATGCCTAGTGTGTGGGTGGCGGTTCTTGTATAATAGTGTCAAGAATTAACAGTTACCCCAATGGAGGTTGCAATGTCTGAAGCCACTGTTACTATGACTACCGCTGAGATGGCTAACCAGCTACACGCTAAGGTTCCCGAGGATCACAAGCCCCGCAAGGTAGATGATAAGGAAGCTATGGCCTTAGCTAACGAAGCACTTAGCGGCGTCATTACCGTAACCGTGAACGGCGTGACGTGGGATGTTGATAAGGCCGCGTTTAACGACTTCCGCCTAATGTATTCAGCAAGCAAGGGCGACATTATGCCAATGTTCAATGCTCTAGTTCCTGACAGTGAAGCTGTTGAGAAGCTATTCAAGACTATTGCGCTACCTGATGGCCGTGTGCCAGTTGACCAAATGGCGGCGCTGCTTGAGAAAATCAGTGAGCGGGTAGGCATGGGAAAATAACAGCCCTGCCCGGCGTGGTGGCTGAATATACGCCCGAGCTTGAGGCAGACTTCCAACGGTTTTACGGCATTGACCTTGCCGATCTGTGGACCGGCAAAATGAGTCCCCGTAGGGCTTGGAATTTGGTTGAAAACCTCCCGGCGGGCGCGGCGCTCTGGCAAGCTATAGGTGGCCCGAACGCATGGACCGGCGAAGAATACGCGCTACATAGTTGGCTATGGAAGTTAACATGCGTAGTGCTGGACGGCTTCGGGGCCAAACAACGTGACATGCCCGAACGGCCCAAACCGCCCGAGATTGGGTGGCGAGAAAAGCTGCGCGCTAAGGCTTTGCTGGAAAAGGCGCGTATTGCTAGAATTAAGGCAAGGAACAAACGCCAAGCTAACGGTTTGGCACCGGCTTAGTTTCCCCGTATTGAGCAATGAGCGCTCTTGTATTGGCCCCGCCTGAACTGGTTGAATATCCCGGATCAAATATTTTAGCCGCCGGTTGTTTTATTCATAATGTTCAGAGTGGGGCCAAGTTTTAAACGTTAGGCAGGTAGCATGGCGAAGACACAATATATTGAGTTAGCCAACACTTATGTGTCAATCGTCCCGACTGTCAAGGGCGCGGCTGAAGCCCTTGACAAGGCGTTCGGCGGCGAAAAGGAAAAGTGGGAAAAAGCCGCATCCCGTCTGGGTAACCGGATGGTGGAAGCTATTGTGAAGCTTTGGAAAGACGCTAGCAAAAAATACAACATGGCTAGCGACTTTGTCACCAAGTTAAGGGCAGACATTCAAAAAGCCTCCCCGGAACTCAAAGCCGAGTATAAGAAAATGGGTGAGAACATCACCCGCATCACTTCAAATTGGAGTGAGCTTAACCGCAACATTATTAAGTCTTCCTTTGGGCGTATAAAAGAAGATCTGAACATTGGCGGTATCCGCGCTAGTGTCTCTAAGGAAATGGCGGGCATTAGCGCCGCGTTCGCCGGGGTGGGCGTGGGTGCTGTTGAAACTGGTAAGCGGCTAAAACAAGCTTTTAACGACTCTAAGCTTGGTAAAGCCCTTGCACCCGAGTTTGAAAAAATTCAAACTAAAGCTAACAGCGCTTTTGACGCTGTGATAGTGAAATCGGTCAAGGCGGCGGCGGCTATCGATGTTGCTACGATCCCATTTCGCCGCTTGGCGGCGGCGGCTGAAGCGGCAAAAACCAAGCTCACATATGCGTTCTATGGTCTAGCTGATCAGATCAAAAAAGCTATCGAACCGATCAAAGCTAAATTTAGCGAGGTGTTCGACAAGGTCAAAGAATCAGCCTCAAAGCTCGCCGATAGCGTCAAGGGACATTTCAGCAAGATTCATGACGCCGTCGCTAACATTGTCGGCAAGATCACCGCCCCTTTCTCTAAAGCATTTGGGGCTATCTCTGAAGTGTTTAAGCCGCTTACTTCCTCTCTGGGCAACCTGACCTCAACGATTGGTAAGGGCGTTAGCGGCGCTGTCGGCTACGTGGGCGGCGCTATCAAAACGCTTGCGACTGAACACGCCCAAACGCTGTATGGGCTTGTCAGCAACACCACAGGAACTATTGGGAAACTTAAAGGCGCTGTCAAACAGGGCGCACAAGGCATGTTTAATGTATTGCCTGAAGAAACGCGCAAGTCTATTAGCGGGATGGTTGAAAAGTTTAAAGCTTTCAACCCCTCTTCACACTTGCTGGCCCCTTTAAAGGCTATGGGCAACACGGTTGGGTTCTTTGCTGGCCAAGCCGGAAAAGCTTTGGAAGCCTCATTTAACACGGCGGTTAATGGGTGTCTTGCGGCTATTGGCGCGCTTACGGCGGCTATCGCCTCACAACTTGGCGGGGCTATTGAGCGTGTGGACACGGCCCATAACTTCCCGCGCATCATGCAGAACATGCGCGTCTCTACTGACGATGCGTCAGCCGCCTTAGCCAAGATGGACAAGGCCATTACCGGCTTGCCCACCAAGCTTAATGACATGACCGATATGTCTGTTGCGTTGAAGTCGGCCATGCCAGACAAAGAAATGTCCTATGTTTCTGACGTGGCTATCTCCCTTAACAACGCTCTGCTTGCTGGCGGTAAGGGTGCTGCTGAAGCCAACCGCGCGTTCGTGCAGTACACGCAACAGTTAGCTAAGGGCAAGGTGGACATGCAGTCCTACCGCGCCCTAATGGAAGTCATGCCCGCGCAGCTAAACCAAATCGCAGAAGCGCTGCTAGGTGCTGGGCACAATTCGCAAGAACTGTATACGGCCATGAAAGATGGCACGGTTTCGTTTGACGATTTTAACGCCGCACTAATCAAACTCAATAGCCAAGGCGTTAACGGGTTTGCGTCATTCACAGATCAGGCCAAGTCAGCCACACGCGGCATTGAAACCGCGTGGGGTAACGTAAAGAACCAGATTCAACGCGGTTTGGCTAAGATTATTGACGCTATCGGCTATGAGCGCATCCTTGGCGTAATCATGAAAGTGCAGGAATACACCAAGGCGTTCTTTGACGAAATTGTCAAGTTTATTAACGTAGCCAACAAGGACGGCGGTAAGGCGTTCTCTGGTTTCGCTGACGCTATCCCTTTCATTGGCGCGGCTCTGGGCTTTATCCTCCCTAACCTGCCTATCATTGGCGGCATGTTCACGGGCTTAACAGCTGGGGTTGGCGCGTTCATTGGCGTTGTTGTTTTGGCGTGGGTGAAGTCTAAAGAGTTTAGGGACTCTGTCGCTGGCCTTGGCGATGAACTTGGGAAGCTTGGGCAGAAGCTAGCCCCTACCGGCGCGCAGCTGCACAAATTCGTAGATTCTTTCGGAACCTCAACGGGCCACGTGTTTGGCGGCATGATCGACAAGCTAATTAAGCCAATTGTGGAGGGAACCGGCAAGGCTGAAGGCGCTCTAACTAGGACTGTGGCCACAATTAGTTCATCTGTACTACCCATTATAGTTGACGTGCTAGATGTTGTTGTAGACGTTTTCGCCATGGTTGAACAGCTCGCGGGCGGGTTGCTGGGGGAAATTTTCGACAAACTATCACACACCTTTGCCCGCACATTCCCCTCGATCAAGGCTGTTTTTGATGGGTTCAAAAAGCTTTGGGACTTCATCGCGCCGATTTTAATTCCAACTTTTAAAATTCTTGGGGCAACAGTCGGCTGGCTAATTGGGGTTATTCTTGATTTGGCTGGCTCTGTAATGGGCGGCGTGGTTAAGAGTCTCGCTGGTTTCTTTGACTCTATTAAACCCGCACTTGATAAGGCTATGCCGAAGGTGCAGGCGTTCGCCGATAAAATGGTTAAAAGCTTCAACGACTTTAAGCAATATGCGGATCAAGCTTGGCAGAAGGTTCAACCGTTTTTCGAGTGGCTGGGCTCTGCTTTGGGTAGCCTTGGCGTTGGGGCACTGCATTTAGTCATTGACGCTTTTAAATGGTTGTATGACGAGGGCGTGAAGCTTGTTAATGAGCTAATGCCTTACCTCAAACCCTTGTTTGACCAACTTGTTTCTTGGTTCAACACTCTTAAGCAAGTTTTCGTTGACTATGTCGTGCCCGCCCTAAAGGTCGGCTGGGATGCACTCAAGGTGGCGTTCCAGGTTGGCGGCGACATTATCGGCGCAGTGTTTCAGGCTGTTGGGGCTGTGCTTAAATGGGTGTGGGACTGGATTATTGGTCCTGTGTTTGAGCTAATCAAGGTCGGTATCAAAGTTCTACTTTGGGTTATCAACCTGAACATTGAGCTTATCAAGGCGGCGTTTAGGGGCATGGCCGCCGTAGCACAATGGGTTTGGGACCACGGGTTGAAGCAAACCTGGGATTTGATCAAGTCTGGCGCCGACGCTGTGGGCAAATGGTACCGTGACAACCTAGCCCCGATCTTCACCACGTTCTGGAATGGGATAAAGTCCGGCTTTAAGACAATGGGTGACGTTGTTAGCAAGGCTTGGGACGGTATCAAGGACGCCGCTAAAACCCCTGTCCGATTTGTCATTGATACTGTATACAACAAGGGCCTTAAGACCTGGTTCAACACGGCGGCGTCAACTATCGGCATTAAAACCCGCCTACCTGACATTAAGGCCGGGTTCGCGTCCGGTGGTGTTCTGCCCGGCTACACTCCGGGTCGGGATGTGCACAAATTCTATTCCCCCACGGCTGGGGCCTTGGAGCTTAGCGGCGGCGAGGCTATCATGCGCCCCGAGTGGGTTAAGGCTGTTGGTGGCCCGTCGGCTGTACACCGCATGAACCGTTTGGCTATCCAAAGCGGCGGCCACGCTTTCAGCTACGGCGGCGACGCTGGCCAAACCGCTTTCGCCGACGGCGGCATTTTAGGCGACGCTTGGGGTTGGATCACAGACAAGACCGGTAAAGCTTGGAACTGGACCAAAGACAAAGCAAAGTCAATCGGCCATGCCTTTATGCACCCGCTCGAAACCATTGAGAAACTAGTGCTCGCCCCCACCCGTAAACTGTTGGGCAAGGTCACTTCCGGCGCTGTCGGCGACATGGTTAAGGCTATGCCGCCCATGTGGTTTGATCGTCTGAAGCAAATCTTTAAGGGTGAAACTGAAAAGATTGGTGGCGGTGACCTTGTTAACACGGCCCGTAAGGCTATCGGTACTCCCTATGTTTGGGGTGGCGTGAATGTGCCCGGCGGTGTTGACTGTTCTGGTTTGATTGTGTGGGCTTTGCGTCAAATGGGTAAGAATGTCCCCCGCCACACGGCGTCGTCTTTCCAAGCTAATTCTTCCCCGATTGGTTCCCCGGCTCCGGGTGACCTTGCGTTCTGGGGTGGCGCGCCCGGTATTGGTGGCGCGCACCACGTCGCGGTTGTGTCTGGCCCTGGCCGGATCATTGAGGCCCCCACCTTTGGTATTCCCGTACGTGAAACCAGCGTGTATGGCGCGGTAAACTATGGCCACTTCAAATACGATCAAGGCGGCTGGTTGCGCCCCGGCGTTACGACTGTAGTCAACAAGACCGGTAAGCCTGAGCCGGTGTTCACCTCCAACCAGTGGCAAACCCTGAAGAACAAGGGTGTTGACAAGGCCGCACTGGTTGAGGCCCTTAACGGCTTGTCGGTGACTCTCAACGTTGGCGGTAAAGACATGGACGCCTACCTAGACGTGAGGGAAGCCCCCACTAATGCCGCCGTATCAAAACGCAAGATTAATGAAATTTTAGGTGTGAGATAGAACATGGCTAAATGGAGCCCGTCTAGCGGCTATCTGTTTGTTGGCGTGAATGTAACGCAGTCACCCGCAACAGTGACCGCCAACACCAAAACAGTTACGCTTAATGCCCGCTACTTTGTTTCGAGTGACGGGTACGGACATAACTTTAGTTCCGTACTACACGCCACCGGCGCTATTGTGGCCGATATCCCGTTTAGTTTTTCTAGCCCCTACAACGGGTCTGTGACGCGCGAGGTTGGTTCGCGTTCAATCACGGTGGCAGTTAGCGGAACTAAAAGCTACACGTTTAACGCTAGCGTGGGTCCGATCTGGAATGGCGGCAACCCTACTGTTTCGTACACGCACACGGTGCAGGTTACCGGCGCAACAAGCGGTGGTGGTGGCGGTACCCCGGCTACCCCCATTCAAGGCCCAAGCGGGCCAACCAATGTTAAGGCCGTCCTTGTCAAGGGGCGCCCCTATGTGACATGGGCTAACAATGACACTAGCGTTAAGCCTGTCCTTGCGGTGGGTATCGAACGTCAAGGGGTCGACGGGAAACTAGTCCGTGTCGCCACACTGCAAGGCAAACCCACTAGCTGGACGGATAATGCAGCGGCCCGCAACGAACGCTACACCTACTATGTTCACACCTGGAACACGGTAGGTGTGTCTGACCGTATCCCCGCCGCTGACCCACTGTATACACCTATTGATGCACCAACCGGTGTGAATGTTAAGTACAGTAGAGACGGCGGCGTCTACCTGACCTGGGCAAACAGGTTAGGTTATGAGCCGGTCGTGCTTGTCAAGCAAGGCGACACTGAAACCGAGTATGGGGCGGGAACAAAGTTTGTTACCCTACCCGCCCCCACAGGGGAAATGTCGTGGGGTGTGGCGTTAGCATCCCCCGGCAAGGCGCAGGTGTCGCCTTATACGCAGTCAAACACGCTTCCCCCACTGCAACCACCAGCGGCGCCAACTATTGTGGGGCCTAAAGAAACCGTTGCGCCCACAAACATTCCCCTAGTGTGGCAACATAACTCAAGGGATACTTCAGAGCAAGAAAAAGCTGAAGTACGATATAGGGCTATTGGTGGCACCAGTTGGGAAACCGTCACTGTCAGTAACGCCCAAACAACCATGTTGCCTTTGCTTGCCGTGGGGCGCTGGGAATGGCAGGTTCGCACATGGGGCTTGTTTAAACCAGGTGAAGAACCTGGGGCCTCTCCTTGGTCAGACGTAGCCAACATTAACGTAGACACACCACCTAGCGTGCTGCTAGGGCTCGCCGTATTAGGTGCTTCGGTGGTGAAAACCTCACGCCTAAACCTGACCTGGCGCTTCATTACAACATCGGGCGCAACACAGGTGTCCGCCGAAGGCAAACTGTATGACACTAACGGGAACTTGGTTGAGACTCAAACCAGCGAAACGGCTGACGCTAAACTACAGTTCGCAACCCCTCTCCCGAACGGTAGTCGCTGGCGTGTGGCGTTACGCGCCAAGTCTAGCGCTGGGCTATGGTCGAACGTAGCCGAGGCGGCGTTCCAAGTAGAGTACGCTATGCCTTTAGCGCCCGTGGCCGCTGGCAAATGGGATGAAACTAACGGGTGTGTGAACCTCACCATTAGTAACCCGCAACCCACCAACGCCGACAATGCGGCGGCAGTGACAAACACTGTATGGGCTAGCCGCGACGGCGGCAACACTTGGGAAGTACTCGCCGCCCTAGTGCCACTAGACACTACCTACACAGACTACACGGCCCTATCTAATGGGGATACGCTCTACCGGGTAGAAGCAATAAGTGACCTACCCTCTTCAGCCCACACTGACTATGTGGTTAGCGCAGACTCGCAAGCTATCTGGATATCAGACGGTGCAAGCCCCGGTATTCCTTTCCCTTGGGAACCTAAACACACACTCAAAGCCGGCTTGGTTAACCGTAAGGTCCAACGGTTCGCAGGCCGGGAAAAAGGCGTACTGTTTGCTGGCCGTGAATATGAGCGGTCAATCTCTGTAACCGCCGACGTGCGAGACGAAGAATACCAAAGCCTAATAGACCTAGAGAAACTAGCGTTAACACCACAAGTCATGCTGTACCGTGACCCCATGGGGCGCCGAATGTGGGTGTCTCTAGGCGAAATTAGTTTACCCCGTGACGTTAACGGCGCATGGAATATTAGTTTTGACGTAACCGAGGTTGAAGCCCCGCATGGACATTAACAGTATTGATTGGGCTGGGCACCGGGTAACCCGATACACGGTTACCCGGCTTAGCCGACTCGAACACGAAATAGGCGAACTGAAAGAAGTGCTTAGCGGTAGCGTCTCTGTTTCCGCAACCACACAGTTAAGAACGTCCGCGTCTCTTGAGATAGCCGACACAGGGCAGGGCATTAACTTTGCTAGCGAGCGTGTACGCATTGACGCAACAGTCAACGGGTATACGTGGCCTTTGGGCGTGTTCCTATATTCCTCCCCGAAGCGAAGCTACACAGACGCACAAACCACTATCAGTGTTGAGCTATTAGGCAAGCTCGCTATTTTGAGCGAGTCATGCACACAATACCCCTATAGTGTTCCGGCTAACACGGCGGTTGTACCTCTAGTTAAAAGCCTGATCGAAGCACAGGGCGAAACTAACATTGTCGCAACCGACAAACAAAAGTATTTGCGCTCCGCTATGGTGTGGGACGCTGGCACCAGCTACCTAAAAATAATCAACGACCTACTAGACGCTATCAATTATTGGGGCCTCTATACGGATGGTTCCGGCGCGTTCTGTATCACCCCCTACACTCTCCCGGAAGATCGCGGCATCTCGTGGATGTTCGTTGAGGGTGCAAACTGTATCCATACGGCAGAATGGACACGTGAGCAAGACATTCTTGGTGTCCCTAACCAGGTTGTTCTTGTTGGTAACGCGGCGGGCGGTGGCGGCGATAACGAAGATAAACATGTTCTCACCGGCATTGCCCGCAATGAAAACCCTGACTCGCCCTACTCCTACCAGTCGCGGGGACGCTGGATCACCCACACAGAGACCGGGATTGAGGCAGACAGTACAGGCACCTTGTTTGCTAAAGCACAACGCAAGTTGCAAGAGCTTTCCGCACCTGTCGGCAAGATTGACATTAAGAACGCGCCCCTAGCCCTGGACCCTAACCAGGTTGTCTTGTTCGACTCGCAAGGCCACAGGGCTAAGGCCACTATCCAGGAAATTAAATACACTCTAGACCCAACCGCTCTGGTTGATACGACCCTAAAAGAAATTGAGGTAATCACGATGCCGACTGACCTTTCAACTCTGGTTGAAACCCTAGCCGAATTGTCCGCTAAGGTTGACGCGGCTATGCAACTACGTTGGGGTGTGCTGGATAGTGTCGAGCCCGCAACGGTAACCTTGGATGGTGGCGGCGTGTTGTCCGATGGGGTGGAGATTCTAGGCACCGCAATTGAGGGTGACCGGGTGGCCGTAACTATCGTTAACCGGCGCGCAATCGTGTTGGGTGGGGTTCGACAGAAACTACCTAACGGTGGGCTAACAGTGCAAAGCGGGTGGACTTTGTATTATGTGCGTGTGGAACGCAACGGCGCGATGATCCACGCCGACTTTCGCCTAACCGGTTCGCAGCAAAGTTTCTCTAGCGGGCAGATAATGACAGTGGCGAAACTTAACCCGCTAATCTCAATTAAGGGAGATGGCACCGCCGTTGGGTTTATCGAAAAGGTGGGAAACTTTTCGTTGCGTGTCGTGCGCGACAATCTACAGGTAGTTGCAGGTAGTGGCGGCGGTAAATTCCCGCCCGGCGACTACTACGCTTCCATTACGTGGAACATCTGACAAGGGGCGTTGTATAATGTTTAGTATGACTAGTGTTAATGACGAAATCGCGGCTATGGCCTCTATGCCTGAATTTGGCGATGGCCCTAACAATGTTGTCCCCATTGACGTTAGCGACATCCATATTCAGGCCGCTAACAACGTTTACGATCATTTTGTGGGAGGTGTTGCGCAGTGACTACCGCAGCAGACGTGTTACGCTATGCCGCCGATGAGGTGGGCTATAGCCGTTGGGATGACGCCCTAGAAGGGTCCAAATATGGGCGCTGGTACGCGCAGCAAACCCACTCAGCCTACTTTGCCTCTTCAGGCGTGCCTTTCTGTGCAATGTTCGTTTCTAACATTCTTGCAGAAGCGGGCACCAGCCTACTTGGCAACGGCCAGGTGTACGCCTACGTACCCTGGATGATCCGCGACGCCCGCAACGTTGGGCGCCTAGTTTCCCCCGAAAATGCTCTACCCGGTGACGTCCTATGTTTCGACTGGGACGGCGACGGCGTGGCAGATCACACCGGGTTCCTTGCGGCGGCATACCCTGACTATGTGGCAACCATTGAGGGTAACACCTCAAGCGGTAATGGCGGTTCACAGTCTAACGGTGGTGGCGTCTATCGCCGCACCCGTGACTGGGACGATATTTGCGCCATTATCAGACCCGCATACACCGGAACCGGCATTACCCCCACCGCTACCCCTAACCCTGTTCGCTCCACCAACAAAGACGGCACGCTTGTTGTTGACGGTTGGCTAGGCAACGACTCGATTGGGCGCATGCAGCTACTGATTGGGCAGTCTGTCGACGGCTACATTAGCGGCCAGGATGAGGAAAACGAAGCCAACCTAGAGTGCTTCACCGCTATTGAATACGATGGCGGCGGATCGCTACTGGTTGAAGAAGTTCAGCGCCGCCTTGGTGTTGAAGCTGACGGTATTCTAGGTCCCGAAACTGTTAAGGCATGGCAGGGCAAGCTTGGCGTCACCGTTGATGGTTACGCAGGGGTTGAAACCGGTAAGGCAATTCAGCGTGAACTAAACGCCGGGAGGGTGTGTGCATAATGACTAAGCATCGTGAAGAACTGTTTACTCAGGATAAGCGCGCCGCACTGTATCGCCTTATTGTCGCCGTTTTGGTGGTGTTAGGTGCATATGGTGTTGACACGCACGGGTTGCAGGCTTTGCTAACCCCCGAGTCGTTCGCTATCCTTGCTGGCCTAGTTTCGGCTCTGTGCTCTTCCTGGCACACCCCATTCACTAAGCCTATCCTCCCTAAGCATAGGCAGGAAGCCGAAACCCCCAAGGTTCCAGAAAACAGCGAGGGCTAACAATGTTGATTGGTGCATTAGGGGCGGTGTTGATCCCTTTAGCCGCCGCCCCTCTCGCCCCGATCAACTCAGCCGAGGGAATCAACGCGCTAGCAACGCTGCTAACCGCGTTCGTTTCAGCGTTAACAGTAACCGGTGTCACCGGCTACTTGGGTAGGCGGCGAAACAAAAGACAAGCCGCACAAATCAGCCATATGCAAGCGGCCATTGAAGATACGCGCGAACAGGTGACCAACCACCATTCAACAAACTTACGTGACGATGTGACGCAGGTTGCTGAAATGCAAGCGGCGGTGATGGATATGATCACTGAGCTTAACAAGGAAAATGAAGCGCGTACTGATAGGGCGGATTTAAAAAACGCTGAACGGTTCTCAGAGCTGGCCGACCGCATGGGCACAATAGATCGAAGAATAGCCACGCTAGATGAACGTCTAGCGGCAACGCAAGGCAACAGCCACTCTACACACGCAAGACTGTTTGAGCGAATCGAAAAGCTTGAGGAAGATAAGGAAAAGGAAGAATGATTGAAGCCCCGGCGGCACCCTATGCCCGTGTTATTGGTCGTTTTGCAACACCCGGCTTGCAGGGCCGCCGGGGCCGAATCACTTTCACCCCTACAGTTGATGGCGTGGCCAAAACAGACAATGGGGCTGTTTTCTTTGGCGGTAGCGAAACCGCCTACATTAACGACAGTGGGGCAATTGGTGACAGTAAGGGCAACCCTTACATTGACTTAGTGGGGTTAGGTCCCGGCGTGACCCCAAGCAGCAAGTGGGCTTACCATGTGCTTGTTGAAACACTTAGTGAAGTGTTGGAGTTTGACGTTTTCCTGAAACAGGGTGGCGTCTATGACCTGAATAATTTACAGAATAGTGGTGACGAAAACGTGTCTATTCCGTCTGATATCCTGAGTAAGCTAGCGGCCCTGGATAATGTAGCAACGCAGCTACCCGCACTTAATCAGGCGGTCACGTCGGCAACTAGTAAAGCTGAGACCGCGTCTAGTAAGGCCGAACAGGCAACCCTTAAGGCAGAAACTTTAAGTGGAACTGTTGAGACTGTTTCAGGTAAGGCTGACTCTGCTTTGAGTAAGGCCAGTGAGGTTGAGGCCCTGGCCAGGAAAAACGCTGAAGACATTGTCGCTGTGCGTAACTCTATTCCCGCGTCTGGCTCAGGCGCGCCCGGACCCAAGGGCGACCCTGGCGAACGTGGCCCCAAGGGTGACCCTGGCGAACGTGGCCCCAAGGGTGACCCTGGCCCGCAAGGCCCACAGGGCGCGCAGGGCGAACAGGGCCTACCCGGACCCAAGGGCGACCCTGGCTCGCTAACCAAGGAGCAGCTAGACGAACTTAACCGTAAGTTGGACGCTCTCAAATCGGGGGCTATGGGTAGCAATGAACAGACGATCGACATTAGCGACACCCACACGTATTCCCTTGCGCCCGCCGCTAACGTGCAGACGGTGATCCTAACCAAATCTAAGCCGGGTATTGTTGACCTCACCCACCCGGCTAACATTACTTGGGTTCCTGCCCCGCCTGAGCTAACCAGCAACGTGGGTTCCGTCGTTTATTTGGTCTTTATTAAGACCGGGTCTGGCTACCAAGGATATAGCGCCGGTGACCTGGACGATATTAATGAGCTATTGGCTACGTTGCCACCCATGAAAGCAGTTATCCCCAAGCTCATTGACAACGGCTGGGCATATGGTGGAACCAACTACCTGGCACTAGTGAACAGCGCCAGCGGCTCTAGCGCCGACGGTTTCACAATCAAGGTAACCCACAACGTGCAATCGGTGCTACCCAACAGCAAGCGTGGCAATTCCGATTTTTGGAACTATGTTGAGGAAGCTACGGAAACCGAAAAAGCCAAGGTCAAGGGCGGTCCGCTCTCACAGGTTGGCCGCACCGAACTAAAACTGGGCAAACCTATTGTGGTTGAAGCCACTGTTGAGGCTGACACGCCCCGTGTTGTTTTCGGGCTATTTGGCTCCCCCTATAATGAGAAGCTGGTGTCGATTGGCGCTAACCCAAACCTGATTTATGAATTTAGTGGCAACAGCCCTAACGGTGTTGGCACCAATATTAAAGCACAGTCCGGCGACTCCCTACGCCTCAAATATGACGGCGCTAACTGTACCGCCTACCTAAAACCAGTAGGTAAGGATACCTGGGTTATGCTGGGCACAGTGCAAACCGCGCCGTTTGGGTATGAAGAAAAAAGCATCTATAGCCGTCTCGATAGCCGGTACAATTTCACTGTGAAGAACTGGCGCTGCACAGGGGAATTTGCGTAATGAACAATGGCTACGGACTACTGGCAATGATCCTGGCAGGGCTAGCCAACAAGACCAGCGGTCCTGCCAGGTCAGCTGGTTTCGACGAAACCTACAATATTGTTGTTGACGCTAACTCACTGTTCGCCCGGTGGGTTGCGCCCGGTATTCAAGAAGTTGCTGGGTTTAAAAACCTTATCCAGTCTACCGGCGCTAACGTCGGCAACTGTGCTAGCCCCGACCAAACCTGGGCTTACATGACTAAAAACGCAACCGACGTGCAGGGCCTTTGGCGTTCCGGTAAAAAGAATATTCTTGTGACCGGCGAGACCACCAACTCTATTTTCGTTGAGGGTGCCACGGTGGCTAAAACCGTGGCTGATGCTAAAGCCTATATCGCCGCGCGCCGTGCCTCTCAAAAGTGGGATTATGTAGTGTTGTGTGGCACTATCCCGCGCGGGGACAAGGCCACGCCTCAAGAAAACGTTGAGATGAACAAACGTATACTTGACGTTGACGCGCAGCTCAGGGCAGACACTACACTGTATGATTCTTGGGTCGATTTTAGGGCGTTTAGCCCCGAATGGTTCAAGGCCAGGGCTGACGGCTACAGCGCTAAGTTTATGGATAGCACCGCTACTTGTAACCCTACAGGTGGGCGCCCCGACATGGTTCACCCTATCGGGGCGCCCCGTGACGCGTTCGCCGACGCTATCGCAGACGGGTTAAACCGTTTACTCTAGCTCTGCTAGTGGCTCTAGCGCTTTGGTTTCGAATGGCTCTAGCATTTCCATGATTTGCTCAGCGGCCTTGTATGACCTAAAGAACAGTTCGGGGCCGTTCGGCTCACACAGTAAGTCGGCAATGTCCACTAGGGTAATGTTGCCTTCAACTGGTTTAGCGTATGTGCCAAGCCAGGTCAGTTGGGCGTCCCACCGGCCATACTTTGACAGCCGGTATTCAAGCGCAAAAAGAACCTTGGCGGTTCCGTTAGCGACAGAAACAACATTGCCGGTTTCGTCTACCTCAATGTTGAAAAATTCATCATAGCCTAGCGTCATGTCGTTGCAGTCTTGATCTTGCGCCGCCCCGATGGCTAGGGCAGCGGTACTCACTAGCCGGTGTTTTTTCCCTAGAATCTCTGACAGTGACTTCAGGGAGTCTAGGGCATCTCGCAGGTTGCTAACGATATCAGACCTGAAGGCGCTGTATTGATCTACAACACACGCCGCGCACTCAAACGAGTTAACATAGTGAATGATATTGCCGAGGTGACCGATAACGTTCGCGTCTACTGGCCCCTTGGTTTCTTGCACGTGCAAGGTATAGGTAGCGAGTAGGGCTTGGTTAATTTCCTCAATAGAGTACAGCATTAGTTTTCCCTAGCATCCCATTCTAGTTTTTTGGAGATGAGCGCGGCCTCAATGAATGGGCGCTGAATCTCACGGAATTGTTCGCCGTCCACGTCGGGCCGTAGGATATGCAGTAGGTCTCGATAAGTGCAAGACTCGATGTTATAGTTTTTTGCTAGCGTCGCCTCTAGGGCTTGCATATAGTTAGGCGTGGCTTGCTTAATTCCGCGCCACTCCCAACGGATGGCGTCATAGTCAATGGTTGTGCGCGTGTTGGCGCCGGTGTGAACGGTCAACGTTACTGGCTGTGACCCTACCTTGCAGTATGTGCAGTGCATTTTTTTGCTACCGTCGCGGATGGGGCGCTGTAGCTCACGCATTTCAGCTACGGTTAGGTTGTCCGCTAGTTCGCGCACATCCCATAGCAGCTTGTAAGGTCCGGGAATGTTGTCGCCCTCAGCGAACATGAACGGGATGGTCTTTGCAAAGCCGCGAAGCGCCCTAATCATAATGTCCGCATCTAGCGTGCGCCGACCGCTGGCTATTTCCCGCAGATCGTCACTAACGTTAGCTAAGGGGTTAATGGTTCCCGAACCTGCACCGCCACCCCACGCCTTGCTGTAGGTGGGTGCGCAGACAGATAGGTTTAATGCCACAATTTCGGCAGGATTGATGTGTTTCATGTTTGTATCCTATGTCCCTATCGGTGTGTAAACAATATTTATGAGTGTGACGTTACTTACATAAAACCTTGATGACTTCATGTTCGCGGCGATACAGCATCCAAGCCATTTGCAAAGTACCTTGCGCCCAAGCGAAAGCCAAATTCTCAACGGTGGGTGGGCTGTCGCTAGAGTAAGGGTAAAGCGCTTTAATGCCGTAGCGTTCAGGGTGAAATCTGACTTCACGCCTCACGCTAGCTAGGTAAAAACTCTCATACTTACATGCAATCTCTTTAACAAGATAAGAATCTGATGGCCATGTCGGATCGTAAACCACGCTGGCCGCCGTGTGAACAAATTCTCTGAATAGCGCTTCGGTTGTGAGTTGCCCGCTAGCATTCCCCATTAACAAGACGTTATATAGTGCCAGGTAGACCACCAGGTCCAACTTGGTATCAAACGCGCCCACGGTGCCCGGCGTGCAGGTCTCTAGCCTATCTACTTTGCGCGCCATGCTTGCCACAAACGCAAGCTCACCGCGCTTGCACCAGCTATCACCGTATTCATTGTTCTTGCTGGTGAATACACGCTCAATGGTTTCAAGCGGTGTTTCATCCATAATACCCAACCCAAGCAGGGCTTGCTTAGACGGATCAACAAACATCTTTTCCTCACTCATTGTCTGAATCTTCCTTTACCGGTAAGGGCAGGTCGTACACGGCGTCAAGGTAAGGCTTAAGCATATGCAAAATTTTCGCGGCCTTACCTGAATGACCACACAGATGACCTAACCCTTGCAAACTTAAAATATTCTGATACCACGACTGCAAAACCTGATACTCCGAAGGGTTCGAGGCGCTGTCTAGTAGCGTTCCTAGTAGCGTTCCGTCATGACACGCGGTAATGAACTTTTCGGAATTTCCGAACAGTTCCCTTTCGTAGCTCAACCTTTCGGCGTCGCACCATTCCTCATAATCGCGTCGCAGCAACTCTAAACGCAACGCAAGAATTTCGTACTGTTCGTCGGTTAACCATTCCAGCGGCTTGGGCCGGATACTAGCGGGCTGGGCAGTTTCATTGGCGGGGGTGGACACAGCCGCACTACAGTTGGTGAAAAACATGGTGTGAGCCCCAAATTCCTGGGAGATGCAAACAAGAAAATGCCTATTGCTAGCCTGAAGCACAGCCAAGAACTTAGCCACCCTAATGTAAAGACTAGACACAGACTTAGCAGAGACGGCAAGGTCTGGGACGTCGTAGCAATAGAGGTAGAAAAAGTGTGTGTCAAAGAACGCCGCGCACTCTTTGCCGTCTAGCTCAAAGTATTCTTCCGGGTCAAAGTCGTAAAAGTCTTTAAACTCAACGTTAGACACGTTGCAAAAATAATCTCGTTCCTTGCCGATAGAGTCAGGGCTAGCCAACTCTGCAAAGACTAGTAGCCTATCGTGAGGCCCGGGATGCTTTAACACTTTCCGCATTTTGCTAGGCAGCAGTTCATGCCACGGTTTCTTTTCGCCACAGCTAACAGTGTAAATGTCAGTTCCCATTGTTGTTGTTCTCCTTATCCTTACGACAGCCGCTTTTCAACATAGCTAAGCACACGGTAAGCCGCCTCAATGGTGGGTGCATCGTTAGACATGACCGCCGCCCCGGCAAGGAACCAAGCCAAGTTAAGCGCATAGGCCCTCCTAGACGCGCTCAATTCTTTCATGAACAGTAGCCCCTTTAGCGAGTCAGCATACCCGGCGGCAATCTTAAACCCAACAGGGTCAAGGCCGTTACCCTTAAGGCTCTCCTTACCAAGGGCAATACTCGCTTCCAACTGGGCGCGCTCACGCTTAAACAACACATTCTTAACCATTAGTCAACTCTTCCTTTTCGAATAGCATCTTTCTGAAATATAACTCTAGAATATCTTTAAGTGTCCGCGTGTCGGCGATAAGTTCTTTATCGTCTAAAGTTATAGCCACACCCAAGGCGACGTTCGCACAGGCACAGGCGTAAATGTGGGCGACACTCGATGTAGGGGACGCCATAATATTTTGCGAAGCTTGGGACACTTCAGCACAAATAAACATGCCGTCAGTAAAAGATATTTGTTTACTCCCAATCTTACGCTTGCTCACATCTACGATACGGCTAGCTAGTGTGTTAACCGCGTCGGTATAGTCTTTGTCTGGTTTCATTCTTTCTTCCATAGCCCGCCCGTCTCTTTCTCGATAACGTCCGCCGCCTTAGACAATGCCGGCTCAGGTGCTTTGCCGCTTTTGCTTTCATACTCGATATATACGGACTCAACAGGAACTACAGTGCGAACGCCGCCTATCAAGATAGATAGGTTCCCGCGCCGCAATAATGCTGAATCTTCAATAACGCGCTCGATCACCTTACGAAAAGCGCTGTGAGCAATTTTTCCGGGATCGCTAAGGGTGGGCGGCAAAGCGTTCAACAAACCCTGCAATACGCCATATGACGTTTCGTCATATGCTATTAGTAAAGAATCACCCTCTGAGAAATGCATACTGTAGATATGTAGGTCTGAGTAGTGGCACAAAGCATGGCTAGCTTGCCGCCAACGTGAAGCCGCACGCTTAGAAACACCCTCTGCCTGTTCGATAGCGTCCGCGACAGCCAATAGTTCGTATTCAATCTCTTTCCAGGTTGGGACACTCACTTGTTGCTCCTTTCTTCAGTTTCGACCATTTTCAACAGTCGTGGGACAAGCGGCTTAGCAACCATTTGCGCAAATACCGCCGCAATGTTTTCTGGGTCTTCCCCCGCCAAAGCTTTAAGCAAGGCCAGGGCGTCTAGGCACTCTTTGGCGTCGGCTACCTTGCTAGCCGGGGTTGGGGCCTCTTCCACACCGGCTAACCAACCGGCGTAGTCTTGCACCCCATTCATAACCCGCAATAGGGTTCCACGCTTGGCAGGGTGGATACCCTTTGTTTCCTGTATCACCGCTTTTAGACCGAACAACCCGGCGGTAATACTGGCTAGTGTCCGTGTGGGCATGGTTCGCACTGCTTGCTCCTTTCTTTCTATGTCCCCCGGCGCAACTGTCGGGGGGGGGGGGGGTCCCCCAAGCCCCGAACCA